GCATCTTGATTTGCTGGACGCCCTCTGCCGACTGAAAGTGGAACTTCGCGCACTAGATGATTTCATCATGGCCAACGGACACGTCTTTCGAATCGACACTGTACTCGGCCCCCAGCGAAAAACATATCCAGAGGTGAACGAGAAACATAAGATCCTCGCGCACATCAAGAGCTACTCGACGATGCTCGATCTTGTTCCGAAGAAAGATAAATCGCTGGGAATTAAAAAAGTGGACAAAGAGGATAGCTGGGAATGAGTAAGTTCCTTCACCTACAGTCAAGATACTGGCGACAGCGCGGTGAGTGTTGCATCTTCATTCAGCTTCTCGACGTACTCAGCGACGATGGAAAAACTGCGGAGCTTAGAGTAAAGTGGTGCAGACAGCTCGACAAGGGCTGGAGAGCTTTGGGCGTTGAGAACACGCGAGTCCGGGAACGAGACTACGCAAGCTGGTCTACGCACTTCCCTCGCGGCGAGGACTTAGATGCTATTTGATCCGAAGAAGTATCCGAATGTTTTTAAGGGACATCAGTATAGCCTCGACGTGGTGTCTGGAAAAATAGTCGCGAACAAATACATTATTGGCTCCTGCGAGAGATATATCTCCGACGTAGAAAAAAAGGATGCGCCATTCTGGTTCAATGCCGACGCAGCAGAAAGATATCTAAGACTTGTTCAGCGGTTTGAACACGTCGAGGGACACTGGCCCACAAAGAACATCGTCTATGCTCCGTGGCAGTGCTGGGTGTTCATGAACATTATGGGCTTCTACTCGAAGATCACTGGGTTCAGAAGATTCAGAACAGCCCACCTGGAAGTTGCTCGCGGGAACGCCAAGTCTACGATGGCATCTCAGATGCTTTTATATTTTCTGGCCCTCGACAATCCGAACGGTAACTATGTTTCCACGGTGGCTACGAAGCGAGATCAGGCCCGTATCGTTCTCGACTCTGCTAGGTCGATGGCCAAGAAGAATAAATCCTTCCTGACTAAAAACGGCGTGGAAGTATTTCAGCACTCCATCGTACACGAGGCGTCCAACTCCATCGCCCGAGCAATGTCGGCAGACTACGGCAGTCTCGACGGATTGAAAGATGTTCTCGCGGTATGCGACGAGCTTCACGCCATGAACCGAAAAGTGTTTGAGGTTATTACTTCCGGTATGAGCAAGCGGAAAGACTCCCTCCTCATGTGCATAACCACTGCCGGGGACGACACAACTTCTGTCGGATACTACCAGACCCAGTTTGCTAAGAAAGTATCTACCGGAGAAGTGCAGGACGAATCTTTCTTCTCAGCGGTCTACACTCTCGATGACGAAGACGAGTGGTCCGACGAGGCTGTGTGGATCAAAGCAAATCCGGGTATCGGGATTTCTGTGGATCTGGATTCTCTCCGCGCAAAAGTCGAGAAGGCTCTCGTCACGCCATCGGACATCAACAACATTCGAATCAAACATCTGAACCAGTGGATCTCAGAAGCCAATGCTTTCTATGATCTCAACACCTGGGACAAGTGCGCAGACCCGACGCTCAAGCTGGAGAACTTCAAAGGCAAGACCGTGCGTCTAGGGGTCGATCTAGCATCCCACATCGACATCACTTCGATTGCCTATGTGTTCAAGGAAAAAGATATTTACTACGTCTTCGATAAGAGCTTTCTCCCAGAGGACACCATCAAGCAAAAGAACAACCCGTTTTACGATAGCTGTATCGCCGATGGAAGTTTGCTGAAGACCAAGGGCGCAGCAATCAACTACGGAGAAATCCAAGACCATCTAGCTCAAGCAGCAAAAGACTTCCGAGTTCATGACTGCATGTACGATTCTTGGAACGCAACTGAGACTGCTCAGAAAATGAGCGACAAGATTGAAATGGTGAAGGTGGCAATGAACACCGCCAACTTGTCAGAGCCCATGAAGAAGTTCGACTCACTCATGCGCGAGGGAAAAGTAAAACACAACGGCTCCAAACTTCTTCGCTGGTGTCTTGGAAACGTAATCGGAAAAGAAGACCACAACGGGAACGTGTTCCCCAAAAAGGCGCACGAGAAAATGAAGATCGACCCTATCGTTGCAATTCTTCTTGCCGTTACTGGATGGCTTGCGAACGGAGAAGAAACTTCTGTGTACGAGAGCCGGGGACTGAGGAAACTATGATCGAAGAATTCAAACCATCGAAGATGATAAATAAATATCCCTTCTCGATGAAGGCACCAAAATTTACGCTCCTGCTCCCAAAAGATTTTAAGTTTCTTTCGGTGGCTTTCCAGGGAGATACTCCGAACATTTGGATTGAGACTGTCGAGGCCACTGTTCGAGAGGAGTTTAATTTTCAGCTATTTGGAACGGGTCAGGAGATTCCTTTGACCGCCATTTGGTTGACTACGTTCTCATTTGGACCGTTTGTTTTCCACCTCTATAAAACTTGACGGGCACCGTCAGGAATAAATCGGCTTTACAATTAGGGCCACCTTCCCCAATATCTCCAGTAAGGGGATACTAAATGGGGAAACTGCTAGATTTCAAAGGCTGCCAAGCAGGTAGCCCACTGAAGATCGTAAATAAATCGGCCACCGAAGCCGAGATTATTCTTTACGCAGCAATCGGCCAGGATTTCTGGGGCGACGGTTCGCTTATTTCCGCCAAGGATTTTTCGGAGCAGCTCAAGAAAATCCCAGACACTGTGAACACGATCAACCTGAGAATTAATTCTCCAGGCGGAGACGTGTTTGACGGAATTGCAATCTTCAATCGCTTGAAGGCGCACAAAGCTAAAAAAATTATTCACATCGACGGTCTTGCCGCTTCGATTGCTTCCATCATCGCGCTCGCGGGTGACGAGATCGTCATGGGCGAAGGCGCACTTTACATGATTCATCTGCCTTGGACCTACACTGGCGGTAATCGAATGGAACTCGACAACACCGTCAATCGCTTGATGGATGTCGAAGAGCAGATGCTAGGAATTTACGCCAAGAAAACCGGCATGAGCAAAAATGAAATCCGCTCAATGCTCGAAAAAGAAACTTGGCTTGGGGCAGAAGAGGCCATCGAGATGGGCTTCGTAGACTCCAAAGCAGAAGACACTGTGGCAATCGCCGCAAGTGCAATCAACTCAAAGTGGATTGCAAAGAAACCTGGGAAGTATTTCTCCCAGGCCGAAGCGACCGCAATGAAACTTAACGACTTGAAAGAAAAAGTTCGTTCACGTCTTGATCGCAAATAGCGTATCTCGTAAACGGGCAGAGCAATAACCAACAACTCATCGAAGGGATGAAACAATGAAAACAATCGAACAAATCCGGGCTCGCCTTGCAGAGATCGCAGCATCGCTGGACGGGATTTCTGCTGGAGAAGAAGGCTACTCTGAAGACCAAACCAACGAAATTGCGCAACTCAACTCTGAGTTCGAGAGCCTCACGGCACAACTCGAAACCCAAGAGAAAGTTGAAGCAATGAAGGCTCGCGCAACTGCTTCGAGCGGACGTAAGACCACTTCCGGTGGATCTGAAATCCCACGCGCAACTGTCGAAAACCGCGTCAACAAGTTCGCAGGTTTCGAATCGGCTGGATCATGGCTGATGGCAGTTAAAAAAGCCGGTCAGACTGGCGACATCGACAAGCGATTCCAGGCAGCAACGATGAAAGAGTCCGTTGGTGAAGACGGTGGTTTCCTTGTTCCTGAAGAAATCAGCTCGGCTATCCTCAAGAAGCTCAGCGGCGATGAGTCCCTCATGTCCCGCACCAACGTAATCCAAGTTGGCGGAAACAACCTCACCCTCAATGTTGATGAGAATCAGCCTTGGAACGGCGGAGTTCAGGCTTACTGGACTGCTGAAGGTTCGGCGATTTCTGAGTCGAAGCCAAACTTCAAACAAGCGTCTTTCCGCTTGCAGAAGCTTGCAGCTCTCGTGAAGGCTACTGACGAACTTCTCGAAGATGCGACTGCACTTGAGTCGTACATCCTCGGCGCAGCTCCAGAAGCAATCATGCACCAAGTGAACAAGGCAATCCTCACCGGAAACGGCGTTGGAAAGCCAACGGGTATCATCAACTCGCCTTTCGCTGTCACCGTCTCGAAAGAGTCTGGGCAGACTGCGGACACCGTGAACGCGATTAACATCATCAAGATGTACTCTCGCATGTTCCCTGGTTCCCGCGCTAAGGCAGCTTGGTACATCAACCCAGCAGTCGAAGAGCAACTCCGCCAGATGGTTGATCCTAACGGGAACTACATCTACATGGCACCAGGCAGCCAGATGAACCAAACCCCATACGGCATTCTCTTAGGCCGTCCGGTTATTCCTCTGATGGGTGGAATGCCAGCAATCGGCGACCTCGGCGATATCGTGTTCGCAGACCTGAGCTACTACTACATGATTCGTAAGGCCGCTGGCGTTAAGTCGGCTACTTCGATCCACCTTCACTTCGACAAAGAGATTACCTCTTTCCGGTTCTCTCTCCGTATCGACGGGAAGTGCCCTTTCCAAGCTCCAGTCACGACGGAGTTCGGTTCCTACACCATGTCGGCAATCGTTCTCCTCGAAGCTCGCTAATCTACTGGCGGCCTAGTCTGATGGACTGGGCCGCCTAACCCTTTTAAAAACATCCAACCTCTCCAAGGAGAACAAAATGGAACATTTCCTCTCTGAAAAATATGTCTCTAAAACAATCATCGCCCCAGTGGACCTCAACACTGGCGCTAACACCGGCCTTCGCGTCGATATGAAAAACGTGAAGCGCGTGGTGTTCCTCTCCATCCTCGGAGCAGGGACCACCACGACCACTCACGGATTCACCCTGAAGCAACACATTGTCGCTTCTTCGGGAACTCCAGCGGACCTCTCGGTAGACAACCCGTACTACCACAAGGTCGGAGCAGCTACGGTGTTCACGAAAGTGGAACCAAGCTCGGCAGCAGCAGCGTATGATCTCCATGCCCTGCTCTCTAACTCGGCAGCAATCGTGGCTTTCGAAGTCCTGCCAGAGCAACTCGACCGTGCAGGTGGATACCGATGGGCATCCCTCGACATCGCCGATGCTGGCGGTTCCCAATTCGGAACCTGTATCGCACTTGTTGAGCCTCTGTTTGGACCAGCTTACGCAATCGCTGTCTAAGCCCCGGCCCTAAAACTAAACTGATAATTCCCAAGGGACGGGGCCGCCTAAAAATCGGCCCCGTTTCTTTTACGAGGTAGCAAAAATGTCTAAGAAAAAGAAGATCGAGAAAGAGCTGGCTAAGTTAAAGGTTCAAGAAGAGAACGACTCCCAAGTTGTTCAGATGAAATTTAGCGAAGACAAATTCTACAATGACCAATCCATTGCGCACTTTGAAAAAGGCAAGGTCTATGAGATTCGCGGCGGCGACCAGATCATGCGTTGGCTTAAGCGCGGTGGAGAGATCGTAAAAGGCGAACTCGAAATCCAGGAGCAAGAAGTAAATCAGTCTGTTTTAGCGGACAAGGTTGAAGTTGCCCCCGGAGTTGAACCAGGCGATAGTAAGTCAAACGACGATGGCGAATCTCTCGAAGTCGAACTAGACGCCGAGTAAAATTAGCGGGGACAAATGAACATTTTTAAATCCATTTGGAATAGATTAACCACGCCTGGAAAATATGTTTTGAGTCCCCGCCGCCCCTTCTGGGCCAGAGGAACAACTGTCGTAGATGAAGACTCTGCAATGCAGGTCGCTGCCTTCAACCGAGGACTGATCTACATCTCAACCCAGATCGCAAAGCTTCCCTGGGATGTAAAAGACCAGAAGAATGAAATTCAAAGAGGCGGGGTTTCCGACCTCTTAAACCTCGCACCGAATCCAGAGATGAATGCCTTCCGCTTTCGTCTCATGCTTGTTCAGAACGCAATCATCTGTGGAAACGCATACGCAGAGATTGAGCGCGACGGGGCTGGAAGAGCCATTGCACTGTGGCCGCTTGAAACGCGCCGGATGTGTACCGTAAGAGACGCCGCTGGAAATTTGGTTTATGAATACTCTGACCCAACACAGGGGACGGTATTCATGCGCCCAAGAGATGTCTTCCACGTTCCTAACTTTCACACAAAGGACGGTATCAACGGGCAGGGCGTAGTCGCTTACGGCAGAGAAGTTCTTGGGATTCAGCTTGCCGCCGACAACATGGCCGCAGGAATGTTCCACAACTCGGGCATTCCATCTGGAGTTCTAAAACATCCTGGAAAGCTGTCGGACGAAGCGTATGCTCGGCTTAAAGAGTCCTGGGCCAATGAGCAGGGCGGGAAGAAGTCAGGCTCTACGTCGCTTCTCGAAGAGGGTGTAACATACGAACCGATTCGCGTAGACCCGAATGCACTTCAGTTTCTCCAGTCGAGGCAGTTCGGAGTTCTTGAGATCGCACGGTTCTTAGGCATCCCCCCAACCAAACTCTTCGACGTAGCAGCAGCAACTTACTCCAACGTCGAACAAGCCAACTTAGAAGTCGCCACTGATACTCTCGACACCTGGGCGACGAACCTTGAGATCGAAGCAGATGTGAAGCTTCTCAACAACAGGTTTGGCGGACGCTACACAGACATTGATCTGTACTCGATTTTCCGTGGAGATATGAAATC